CCCGATCGTCCCGACGGGCTCGCTCGTCTACACCGAGAGCGGCGGTCTGCTCGTGGGCGGGGGCGGCGCGCTCGATGGACTCGCGGTCGTGAACTTCGCGCAGTTCACGTCGATCACCGAGTACCCGGACCGCTTCGAGTTCATCATTAGCCCCGACCATAACGCCTACTGGGGCTTCGCAGGACAGGCTCCAAACGACTCGCCTGGACTCGTCGTCGCCGCTTCGGTTGGGGACTGTGAGATCGCGGTTAACTTCCAGAGCGACGGCAGCGCGGGGAATCGAACGATCCTAGCGGGGAAGTGGTCCCCGAGCGCCTACGCGGACGCCGAGACTCGGTGCGTCGGCGCGACCTACTACTCCAACCAGATGTATCCCCGAGCGATGTTTAGCAGCGTCAAGACGGGCACCCCGCACAATCCGATACCCACGTGGACCGACGACCAGTGGGTCGGGTTCGAGTCCATCGAGGGCGCTTGCGACTTCTATTGGAGAGAACTGAAGACCGACCCCTGGGTTGGTAACTACCCTCGCGACCTCGACGTCGTGGGCGGAGCGGGCGCGAAGCTCGGCATCGGCTTCGGCGCACAGAACGGCGCGAGCGCCATGTTCAAGGTGTTTGAGATCACCGCGACCTATTATGCGTCGTCGGTGCTCCCGGCGATTCCGTAGCGATGAGCGTCGACGACGCGAACACGCTAACGCTCCCTGGGGACGACGACGAGCAGTCTCGTCGTCGTCAGAACCTGCTGCGCCGTCGACTGCTCGACGGTAATTGGCTCGACGAGCTGCTCGGTCGCATCGCGGAGCACTTCGTCGAAGAGCGGCAGCAGGCGATCGGCCGCCCGACGATGAGTCGCAACCTCGCACGAACGTCGATTCGCTCGCTCTCGGCGCTGTACGATCAGTCGCCGATCGAACTGAACGCGACCAGCAGCGACGCCGACGCCGAGATGCTCAACCTCGCGCACGCTGCTGGCATCTGGCAGATGGGTACGCGGCTGCAGCAGCGGACGCTCTTCATTCGCGAGGGTCTGCGCGGGGTGACGACTGTCGGCCCGCCCGACGCTCAGCGCTTGCTCTATCAGCACATCGACCTCGATCGCGTCTGGATGAACGCGTCGCCCGATAACCCCGACCAACCCGATCAAGTCGTATGGGGCCGACGCCGCATCATCGAGGGCAAAGACGTCTGGACGTGGGACGCGTGGTCAATCGCGAACGGCGAGCCCCGCTTCGCTGTGCTCAAGCCGCGCGCCGTGAAGCCAGGACAAGACGTCTTCGAAGTCGCGGACGACCTAACGTCGCTCGTTATCGAGGGCGCACCCGAGGGCGGCTTCGTCGATGACGCGTATCGCTGGCGATACGATGCGGGCGAACCGTTTCTGCCGTTCGTGCTCTATCACGCCGAGCGGACCGGGAAGCTGACCGACAGCTATGAAGGCGTTGAGATGATCGACGCGACGCTCGACGTCGCGATGCTCTGGACCTTCTGGCTGCACGATGTGAAAGACGCGAGCTGGCCGCAGCGCTACGTGCTGAACGCGATTCTGCGCGGCGAGTCGATCGACGGCGGCGAAGGGTTCGACAAGTTCGCGAACGTGCCCGCCGACCCTGCGTCGATCATGCAGTTCTACTCCGACGCGATGCAGGCAGCGAGCTTCGGTCAGTGGCTCCCAGGCTGCGACCCGAACTCGCTCGAACTCGCGATCAGCAGCTTCGAGCGCTCGACCGCTGCGCACTTCAATCTCGCGACGAGCGACTTCCAGACGAGCAGCGACGCCGAGTCGGGCTACGCGCTCTCGATCAAGCGGCAGGCGGTGCGCGAGGCTCAGCGCCGGTTCGAACCGCAGTTCCGACGCGGCGACGAAGAGCTTCTCGCGAAGAGCGCTGCGCTCTGCAACAGAGCGGGAATCACGAACGGCGCGAGCGAGACGGACTGGCGCGTCAGCTACCCCGCGCTGCCGATGAGTCCCGAAGAGCGACAGGCTGCGCTCGATCGCGTCGACGCGTACACGAAGCTCGGGCTCCCCGCTTCGCGAGTGTGGCAGGTTCAGCAGCTCGAACAGGTCGATCGCGACGGCGCGATGGATCTGCTCGTTCAGTGGCAGCGAGACGACGTCGAACTCGACGAGAGGCTCGCAGCCGAAGCACCGGGCGTCGACGAGGCGCTCTCAAACGAAGAGATGGCGAAGCTGCGCTCGATGCTCGACGTGCAGGCCGCGCCGCTCTCTGACGCACCGCGACAGTCTGTCGCGGTCGAGGAGCGATGAGCATGAGCGACGACGACAAAAGCAAGATCACAGCACTCGAAGCCGAACTCGGGCGCATTCGCGAACAGCGCAAAGACGCCCAAGCCGAGGTTAAGACGCTGACCGCGAAGCTGAGCGAGGCGCAGGGCAGCGCGAACAAGTTCGAGGCTGAGGTCGCGAAGCTGCAGAAGAAAGCAGCGGGCATCGACGCGATCAGCGAGCAGAGCGCGAACAAAGACGCGCAACTCGCTGAGCTGCAGACGAAGCTCGACGCGTCGACGTCGAAGTCGAAGCGCGACCTCGCGATGGCAGACGCCGGCTATCCCGCCGAGGCGCGCAGCTACTTCGCGTTCCAGTACGAGCAGCACGAAGCAAGCGACGACAAGACGATCGAGTTCGACAAGTACCTCGAAGGACTCGGCGACGACCCGGTCGCGAAAGCGTTCAAGAGCAGCGCTGAGCCTGCGCCTGCGACGCTCGTCGTCGACGATGCGACGAGCACTGCGACCGAGACGCCCGACGCGTCTGACGCGACGACAGTCGAGCCGACTGTCGTCGCGACCTCGACGACGACGCCGCTTCCGAACACCGAGGCTGGCGTGCGTCCGAACGCCGACCCTGGCGCGTCTTCGTGGGCTCCCGGTCAGTCGCTGCGCGCCGCGAAGGAGAACGCGGTCGGCTTCGCTGAGAAACACGGGATCAGGGTGCGCAACCCCGAGCGCTTCTCGAACTAACGCTCGATGGGGTGCTTCACGTCAGGGCATCGATCGCGCGAGGTGAACGGCGAGCTTCGCTGTCGCGACTGCAAGCGTCGAGCGTTTGTGATCTTGACGCTTCGGCTGCGGTGCCTGTAGTTTTGGTGGCAACCGTCGCCGGGGTATCGGGCGCTTAGTTTCGAGAATCAACCCGCCGACCAGCGGGTCGCCGCCGAATCAACGGGCGAAAAGGGTCGGATCAAGCAAGCAACGGAGCTTGAATCATGGCCCTCACTTACGCCGCAAATGGTGCTGACCTTCGCATCACCGAAACCGCGAACGCGCTGCTGCGCATTCTGCTCGTCGATCTGACCGACCTCTTCCAGCTCTGCACGAATCTCGGCGATCAGGCTGGGCGCGGCAGCTCGACCGACAAGGTCGCGCGTGTCGATCTCGACGACGCGATGACCGCTCCCGCTGAGGGCGCGGCTGTCGCCGTGACCGACCCGGCGACGTCGAACGTCACTGTCGCGATCGCGCGAAACGCGCTTCGTCGACAGGAAACCGATCTGCTTCGCATCACCGGGGCGTCTTCGATGTTCTCGCTGACGCAGGAGTTCCTCGCGATGGACGCGTCGAACTCGATCGTGATTCGCCGCACCGGGCAGATCGCGACGCTGTTCTCGACCGTCGCGAACACCGTGGGAGCGACGACTGTCGACCTCTCGGTGACGAACATCTATCAGGCGATGTTCCAGCTGCAGACCGCCCGCAACCGACCCCCGTTCGCGTGCGTGCTCTTCCCCGAGCAGTTCAACAACTTCCAGAACGATCTGCGCGGCGAGTCGGGCGCGGTCGCGTTCCAGGCGGCGACCGACGAGCTGCTCAAGGCGAAGGGTCCCGGCTTCGCTGGTTCGTGGCATAACATCGACTTCTGGACGAGCGATCAGGTTCCGACCGCCAACGCCGGCGCGGACTCGAACGGCTGCATGTTCGCTGCCGGCGCGTTCGGCTACAAGGAGGCGTCCGCTGCTTCGATGCTTCGCGCTGCTGGCTCTGAGATCGTCCCGGTCCCCGAGCACTCGCCCGCGTTCATCGAGCTGCAGCGCATCCCCGCGAGCGGCACGACCGACGCCGTCTACAACTACTACGACGGCGTGGTCGAACTCGAAGACCTTCGCGCTGTCGGTATCATCAGCGACCGCTAGGCGAACTGACCTCGCTTAGACTCGCGCACTGTTGTCGCTGCACCGCTCATCGCGGCGACGACAGTGCGCTGAGTCGCGAGCGGTTGCGACTACCGCGACCCCTGATAATCGAGTAGCCTTGCCTTCGCGATCACGCGATGGAGACACTCGATGGCACTCAAGATTCAAGGCACCCGACTCGACCCGACGACCGACAGTCCCGACAGCAAGCCGCTGCCGCGACGAGGCGCGCCCGCTCGTGGCGCGTTCAAGATGGGGCATCTGCCATTCCGCTGGGACTGGGACGACGAACTCGGGCGCTTTCTGCCGCAGCTGTCGACGCTGACGTTCATGCCTGGAGTTCAGGGCACCCGCGCAATGCGCAAGGGCGCAGACGGTCGCGAGCGTCTCGACACGAGCGCCGCTGTCGCGCACTTCAAGGCGAAGGGTGGCGTCGTCATCGAGCCCGACGATCATCGTCTCACTGACTTCCGCGCGTACCAGCA